TCCAGTGCGTCACCTCAGCGCCGGGGCTGGCGACGTCAACGCAGAATTCGCAGCCGAGCGCATCGAAGATGTGTGGCGGCGTGTACCACTCGTCAGTTGCTCCGACACATTGCTCGTGAAGCGCCATCACTCGGTCTTTCCCTGTGCGGTCTTTAACGCCGCACGGTCCATCTGCTCGATCTCAGCGACAAGCAGCGCGGCGGCTTTCACAAGACGCGCTCGTTGCGTCTCGTGGTACGGAAACTCCCAATCCGGCCATGGCCAGAGCAGGCCGCCGAGACCGATCCAGCCGCAATTGCGGTCGGCCTGAAGGGGGGCAAGTCCGATGCCGGCATAAATCGGCGTATCGCCGTGATTGCCGCTGCGCAAAGCGTAGGATATGCCCGCCATGCGCAACTCACCCCGCCGATAAAGGAAGTCATCGCGTTCGGGCGTGAACCCCTTCTCTTCGATCTGGCGCTTCCGCTCGGCCGCGACTTCATCAATGACACTCATTTGGAATCGCCTTCTTCGTCAGTTAGCGCCGCATCGATCTGTTGAACGACGCGAAGTGCTTGCCGTGGCGCATCGGACGAGTTTTCTACGAACCAGCGGGCCGCCTCCAGCGCCTTCCGCGCGCTCGCAAGCTGGGCGCTTAGATCGTTGACTATGGCAATCTCTCGCACATAGCGGCTCCGTACGTCGTCACGCTCCTCCTTTGCCTCTTGAAGCTGGGCGCGGAGGCTGGCTGTCTCTTCCTCTCTGCTTCTGAGTGACGCATGCAGGAGCACGTTGGCTGTGGTCAGGTCGGCAATCTCGTCGGCTGGGCGAATGTTGTATTCTGACAGGATCGTCATCGCCACAATGCCGGACCTATCGGGATCTAAGCCGCAATGCTCGTAGAGGAATTTGGCGAATGCGCGCATGTCATAGCTTCGTTGCTCGCTCTTCGGCTCCGTCGCCATGGCCCGCAACTGATCTGCGGCGATCGGAAATTTCTCGGTCATGTTCGATCCCTCCCTATCGGGGCATTAACGGTAACTAGTTCAAGTATCAGCAAGCCGCCTTTGGTCATTCCGCATCGCCTCCATCCAGCGGCCACAAAGCAGAAGCCCGGATTGCGGCTCCTGACTGCTTCCGCACGGACGTATGTGTAATGCCTTTCACCAGGCCACGCGCAATCAGCAACGGCGTCAGCCTGTCGGATAAGGTCGCTGCTACGGTATCGGTCTGGCGCCTCGTTTCGGAAGACGGCGCAATTGACGCCCTGTTGTCCGCTGTCGTCGATGAATTTCCGCCAAACAAACATGGCGTCAGCGTCTCCGGTTCGCAAAACGATGTGCTCGCCGGGGCCAACGAATTGGCTCCGATTTCGTCCATCTCGATATTGGTAGGCGCTGTAGTGTCGCTCATAGAGTTCAAGGCAACTTTTGTCGCCGTCCTTCGTGATGTACCAAAGCGGGTCCAAGATTTTTGCTAATTCCCAATTATCGTGAACGAGTGTTGCCGCGATAGATGTGGCGTTTTCTGTTCTTTGCCTTCATCGCAGCCTTCCAATCATCTTCCGAGATCTTCATCCCAAGGCAGCGTTCCTGCCATCCTGCGACGAGCGGCCATCCGCAGATCAGATCCATGGTCTCCTTGTTGAAACCGCCATCGGGAGTTTTCAACTCTTCGATCCGCTCGCGGGTGAGAACGATCATTTGCCTTTGTTTCCCATTACCGAATATCGATCTGCCCGCCCGGTGAGACGATCGCCACAGCATTTTCGAAGAGTGGATTGGCCTCGTTGGTGAAGCGGGCATCTCTCTCGCGAAGAATGTAGATGTCCTCGCCTTTCTCGGCGGCGAGCGCCTTCAGTTGCTCGGCGTCATCCGTGATGTCGATATCGCCGAACCAGAACTTTCCGCCCTTCTTGGTGCAGATGTTGGCATTGAAGACGCAGACGTGCCCTTTCGGAGCGATCTTGCTGCCGCTGATCATCCGGCCAACCCTGAGATCAAACTTGCTCATATTGGTTTCCCTTAGCTAAAACGTTGGACCGGCGGCCGTCCCGCATGGGTGCGCTGGCGCCTGGCAAAGCCTCGTGACGGAATCTTCTGCTTCGCCGGCATCAGGCCGTAGGAGCGCTTCAGCACGCGATCGGCCTTGGCCATGCGCGGATTGTCTTCCTCAACCGTCTTCTTGTCCGCGCAGACGTCGCAGTAGCATTTGCAGTTGTCGATCGTAGGCTCTCCACCGAGGCCGTCAGGCTGCACATGTTCGAATATCAGGTGGCCAGCGCGGATCACCTTGCCGCAACCTGGGGCTTCGCATTTGGGCACGCCGTCAGGCTTGCAGGCGCGGGCGAATGCGGCCTTGCGGACTGACTGAGGGAACTCGGTTCGTTTTTGACCGCGGAGGCTCATACCAGTTCGAGCTCCCGAAACTTCACGCCTCGCTCAGCGCCAAAGGCATAGACAAGCTCGATAAGCTCGCTGATTTCTTCCTTGGTCATCTGGGAGGTTCGCATTCCCAGCGGGACGAAGGTTCCGGCGTCGATACCTGGCACAACGCGCGTGCGGCGCAGGGATGCCGTGAGAACGTCTTTCCAGTCCTCACTGCTGAGCTTCTGGCCGTACCAGTCGACCTGCTTGCTGATCTGCTGCAGGAGTGACCACATGAGCGCGTTTTGATCGAGCGACCGCCGCGGCGCCCGGAATTCCACCGTCGTGCCTTCCGGCACGTTCTGAGCCCATCTCGCGATCAAGTTGCGGTCGGCTGGGGCTTTGATCTGGACGACGGCGCGGGACATCAGGCGGCTTCCTTCTCGCCGTAGAGGCTGTTCAGCTCGGAAAACTTGACAGCCATTTCCAACAGGAACCCGGCAACCTCGTCCTCCAGCTCCTTGATGCGCTTGTCGTCGCGGAATACCCGCTTGATGAACAGGCGCATGTTCTCCGGCATCCGAGGATCGTAGGACACGAAATCGCAGTAAGATCGGCCGGTGCAGGCCATCTGGAACTGCATCTGCGTTTCGTATTTGGCTGGGGCGGCTTGGCCGAGCAGCGTCTCCAAATGCGTTGCCGTATTCGGACACTTGATCTCGACCAAGCCGTCTCCACCAATCAGGCCGTCGGGGCTGGCTCCGGCCTGATCGATCTTCGGATGGGACACGAACGCCACCAGATCGACCGTTGCACCCTGGTAGAACTCATAAGCGGCGCGGGCCTCCGGCTCGGTATCGACGCCGTGTTGCATGGCGGCGTTCGTGTAGCTCTCGGCCGAAACGCCAGTCAGGCGCTCGGCAATAAGCTGGGCCATGTAGTTGGCGCGGCTGGCGCTGTATCCGCTCTTGGTCTTGGCAACCACGTCCGCGACGCGGGAGGCTGTGACCTTGCCAAGGCGCAAGGCTTTCCATTCGTCGGAACCCTGGATAATTTCCTCGGTCATCGGGTGCCCCTCTTCTTGTTCAGGGCGGCGACGGCGCGATCAAAGTTCTTGGCCGGCAGGGCCGCGAAACTGTCGATTCCCATGTATTTGCAGAACGCGGCCTTGTCCGCCCCCACTTCGTCAGCGAGTTCGACCAGTTTGGAAAGTTGATCTTGTGAAACAACGTTGCCCGTGTCGCTGGCGCCGTTTCCGTCGTCGTCCCGGTCGCTCACGGCAACATTGAAGATCATCTTGAGCAGATACCGCATGCCGTAGGAGACCGCCGATCCGGTGGCGTGCGTCTTGGTCATGACGTCGCCGCCCTTGGCGCCCTTGCCGTCGGCGGGCATGTCGATCTGATAGGTTCGGCTGTGGCCGCCCTTGTGTGAAACACGGCACAGAACGCGGACGACATCGGGCGCGGGGTTCTCAGTGTTGAAACTCAAGGCAAATCCGTGGCTCGTGTAGACGGGCCGCATAGCAGCGTCCAACGCTCCGTAGGAAGCGTATCGGCTCTTGGTCTGAGGGTTGTTGCTGTCCGTGCGAACGCGGCCCATGGCACTCTGAGCGCCCGTCAGGGAACTGTCGAAATCGGCTTCAGCCTGCCGATTGGCAATCCGCTCGCGCATTTCCATCAGTTGCTGTAGCTTGGTGATGTCCACGGACGGGTCACGGGCGGCCCGTTCGATCATGTGCAGAACCGCCGCGCTTTCCGATTGCACCGGCAAGGGCATTGAAGCCGGGATAACTAGTTCTTGCTTGACTGCGCTTTCCATCTTCAATCCTCCACCTTATCCAGGCCACGGCATTGCGAGTAATCGTCTGCGCTCGGTTGTCCGATCTGCCACGTAACGAACAGGAGAATGACGACCGTCAGGGCTCCTGCGATGTATGCAATCACTCCGCCATCTCCGCGCCTACCGCTGCGAGCACGTCGGAATAGCGGACGTCCAGATCCAGCGGCGCCTGGAAGAAATCCGACATCAACCGGTCGATCCGTTCTTCCGGCGGAAGCTCTCGCATGGCTTGCCATCTGGCGAGGTCGAGGTTGGCGCGCTGCTGGGGGGTCATTTGCATGGCTCCTTGAGAGCGGTGCGGGCCGCCTTGTCGATACGCTGAAGCTCGCGCCAGAAGTTACCAATCACCTGGGCATACTGATCATTGCTCGTGATCTGGTAGCCGTCGTAGGATGTACGGCACGACATCAGCGCGGCTTTCAGTTCGCCGTTTTCTCGGGTGAGCCGATCGACATGCTCAGCCGTGTAAACTGTGCCGCCGTCGTAGTTCGGGATGGAAACAGCGTATCCCACGCCATCACGGCGCCATTTGATTTCGAAGCTGGTCGGGTCAGCCATTGGCTGTTCCTTCCTTGAGAGAGGAGAGGGCGCCATCTACAAATTCGATGATGCCTTGCAACGTTCTGGAAACCTGCGCCTTGGTATGACCAGACCCGAGGTCAATAATGGCGTTCATGATGCGGCCTTGGGTCGCTTTCAGGACGCTTACCAGCGCCTCGTTCTCGCGGGTGAGGCGGTCGTGGTTGTTCACGGCCTCGACGATGAAGGCGGCGTATTGCCCGTACGGGTCAGTCCCATCGATCCGGTGCTCATGATGAGGCTTGCCCCCCTTCTCGCCCCTGGCACACGCGGCAAGATCGCCTTCCGAATCCCTGATCCAACCCCAGTCGTCGAACTCGCGCGGCCGATACACCCATGGTAGGTTGTGCTCACCCATTGGCCACCTCGTGCTTGCGGGCCGGCGAAAGCTGCGAGCGCATAAAATTGATCTCGC